CTTTACAGTACTTAATAGTGGTGTACCGACGCAGGTAAGAGAGCGTCGACTTACTGCATTACATAGTATATTTAGTACACCAATTGAATATAGTGATAAGACAATGGATCCAAAGCCATTCACTGAAACAGTTCAACTAGTAAAGGATACTATCGAAAGTCGGTTTGGTCTAACATTTGATTCTTGTCTAATCAACTATTATCAAAATCAAGAAGACTATATGAAGTTTCATAAGGATGATACCGGTGTTACTAAGACATCAAATATTATTACAGTATCATTCGGAGAGACACGTAATTTTCAAGTACGTCTTCGTAAGGATACTGATATTAAGTATTATTACGAACTTAAAAATGGAGATGTATTTAGAATGTTCGGAAATTGTCAAGATCTATTTGATCATTCTATTCCACCAGTACCAAATGGTATTGAGAAGGGTGGTCGTATTTCACTAACATTCAGAGTGCTTCGAGGTTGAAGATTTTGAAAAAATTGATTTATTTATTTTATAAAACTAATTATTTATATTATATAAAATGGTAAAAAATACTAAAGGAGGATCATCCCATAAAAAATTGGCTCGAAAGAAAGAAGATGAAAATAAAACAATTAAAGTAGATCTAGAGGTTGATTTTATTAATTATATGATAGTTTTAATTGAGAAAAATCAGGGTAATAGTTTTACTGCAACAAAATTATATTATCAGGGTGTAGATCCAAAACCGCCTATTAATTACAATGGTGTATTTAATGTATTGCATCAACGTGGTCGACGCGCTCGATCTGCGTATGAAAAATCACAATCTAGACTAGCATTAGTTTCACTTATATCTGATATGGCTTTACCAGATAAAGCAATTGGTTATGTTGAAGAAATTATTGAAATTGATCATTTAAATGCATATCTAAAAGAAAAATTAATTGATAAAACTACATACGATCTTTTGAATGATAAAATGGTATCAAGAATTGAAGAAGATGATACAGTTGATATGGGTGGATTTGCATTTGATAGAACAAATGGTACTATCAAAGAAGAAAAAGAAGGAAAGGAAGAGAAAAAAGATGAAAGTGATATAGATATCAATGATATTTAAAATTTAAAAATCTATAAGAATAAAAATAATTAAACTTATCATTTACTAATCATTAATTAATTCCTTTATTATATATTCACATATGATTATTAAAAAAAATTAAAATTATTTTTTAATAAAGTGTGTATAGATTTTATAAAAATATTATATATTATAATATGCAAAGTTATATAATAGTTGGATTAATAATTGTAATAATCGTAATAATAATAATGAAAACTGATTTAATAAACTTAAAATCTTCAACTAATATTGACGATATAAATATAAAGAAACTGTTACAATTAAAAGATAAGAAAAATAAGAAGAAAAATAAGATTAAAATTAAAATATCTGAAAGTTCACAAACATTTGATGATACTTCAGAAGATCCATTTTCCGATTCATCTATTGATGAAACTGAAATAGAAACTGATTCGTCGATTGATGATACTGAAGTATCATTTGATACATCTGATAAAAATGTTAATAGTAAATTATTAAATGATTTTAAAAAGTTTATAACACAGAAGCAAAAACAAACTAAAGATACTAAACATATAAATGATAAAAAAAATGACGATAAAAACAAACATAGAAAAAATACACGTGATCAAAAAAATAATCATAAGAGTAAATCAAAGAATAAATTACAAATTAAAAATAATGAAATAAAACCAGATGATATTAATAAACTTCATAAATTAGCAAAAGAATTAAATAAAAAGAAAATAGTTGAATTAGCTAAAAATCATCCAAATACAAATATAAAGATTATTGATGATAACAAACCAAATAAAAATTCATCTAATTATGATTTAACAGATACAATTAATAGAATTATACAGATGGAATTACAAAATAATTAAAAATAAATTAGTTTTTTTATATTAAATTATATATATTTTAATATAATTTAATTTAATGGATAAATCAGAATATAATCTAATGGATAGTTTTGAATTAAACGTAACAATATATTTTATTCTAAAAGTCATAGTAATTATAGGTGCCTTAAATTGGGGGCTATTTGCAATTAATAAAGATTATAATATAGTTGAAGTAATTGGATCACTTTTTCCTGAAAGCTCTAAAGATTTTACAGTTAAAATGATCTATGTAATTATTACACTATCTACCGTATATATTATGTTACAACGTAAAACCTTTTTACCATTCTTAGATGTAACAATCGTACCTGTAAGTAAGTTCTTAAATGAGTCAAAACAAAAAGATTTTGAATTTGAAATTATTGTAGATGCAAAAGGTGCTGAAAAAGTAATATATTGGGCGGCAACTAAGAAAACAGAGTCTGATAAATATATTAAAGATTATAAAAAAGCATATGGTGGATATGAAAATAGTGGTATAAGTTTAGTTAATAAAGATGGTAAAGCCCGTATATATGTAAAATGTCCACAAGAGTACTATGTAAAATATAATAAAATATTACCAAAACATATACACTATAGAATAGTAACATTAGGTGTACTGGGACCGGTAAAAACAATTAATTTATCATGTTAATTAAGACATTTTTTAAATATATTATATTATATATTATATATTATATAATATATAATATATTTATATATTATATGATAGATTATTTTAATATTATAAATGGTAATTATTTGAATAATATTATAATTAAAGATGATGATTCTATTGTAAATGTAAGTTCATTGAGATATAATGAAGATAAAAAACTAATAAATAATATCATAAATAAAACATCGTATAAATATTTAAATAATAAAGAAATTAGTATTTTAAAAACATTTAATAAATCAATATTAGATTATAATGAAGATACTAATTTAAGTTATATTAAAAAATTAATAATAGGATTGAAATCAGCTTCAAATGAAGATGTATTTAAATTTTGTCTAAAAAATAATATAAATGGTCTCATAAATATGGATGTATTATTATTTAATGGAAAATCTACTTTATATATTTCTCAAAGCAAGAATAACATATCAAATATAAATTTATATAAAGATCCAAAATTTATCTTAAAGTATAGTGAAATAATTAAAGATATTATGTTATTATTTATACCAGTTACTGATACACAAGTCAATGCTATAATTAATTTTGAAATTGAATTATATAAAAATCGATTATCAAGTGAAGAAAGGCGTAATATTAAAGATACTGTTAATAAATATAATATTCGAGATGTTAAATTTAAAAATTTAAATTTTTTTGATGTAATTTCTAGTGTAACCGATAGTATATCCAATATTTATAAAATAGATGATATATATTTTGATGAAAAGATGCCATTCAAATATTATACTAAAATAGATATATTTTTAGATGATCCTAACTTTATATTGTATATTTTATGGTGTATTATTTTAGAACTATCATTAATTTCATTTGGTAAATTGTATTTAAAAATATTTGAATTAATTAAATTAGTTAAAGGTATTAAAAAAAAGATCGAATTTGAAAAAAAAGTATATAACTTAATGAATGCATTTATAGGACATATAATAAGTAAAGAATATTATATATTAATTGATCCAAATATTAAACCTAGGATAAAAATAATGATTGATTTTATTAAAAAATCATTTAAAAACAGACTTATTGAAAATAAATGGATGGATAATATTACAAGAAGTATTGCAATTCAAAAATTAGATAATATTACAACTGATATTTGTGAAGGTAAACTATTCGATTATAATAATATGACAAATCTAACAGAAACCTATTATGAAAATATAAGAATATTAAATGAATATGTATTTACTTGTAGATTACAACAATTAGTTAAGTATGAGAAGATATTTTATGGAAATATTTATACCATAAATGCATATTATGAATCAACTAGTAATGAAATAATGTTTCCATATGGTATATTAAGGCCTCCTTATTTTTATAATTGTTCATTAACTGATTCAATTGATTTAGAAAAAATAGCATATAATTTTGGCGCAATTGGTAGTGTAATTGGTCATGAAATTATACATGGATTCGACGATCAAGGAAGGCTATTTGATAAAGATGGAAATTTAAAAAATTGGTGGCAACCAGAATCTGAAAAAAAATATATTGAACTTTCTAATAAAATAGGAGAAAAATATAAATTATTAAAGATAAATCCTAAATTAACAATGGGTGAGAATATTGCTGATATCGGTGGTGTACGTATTTCATTAAGTGCATTAAAGTTATTCTTAAGTGAATTAAAAGAAACAGAAGAACTAAGAAAAACACAAGAATTAAAAAAGACTAACATAAATATAGATATTCAATTAACTGATAGACTATTAGGATTTTTTATAAAAGGATGGGCAATGTTATGGAGAGGTAAACTAACAAAAGAAGAATATGCAAATAGATTATTAAATGATCCTCATTCACCGTTTAAAGAAAGAGTTAACATACCATTAAATAATCTATATGAATTAAAAAATAATAATCCAGAAGATATTATTGAAATATGGTAAATATTATGCATTTATGTTATAGATATAATTAAATATAATTATATCTTTTATACATGAAGAACAATTTGAATTAACCAAATGGTGAGAATGAGTAATCTACAATACATATATCTTTATTCATCTTACAGAAATTATATCTATTAACAGAAAATCCAGTAAATAAAGCTATTATTAATGAAAATGTAAATCCTGCGATAATGATAATACGTAATCTTTCATTTTTTACTAAAGGTTTATTATCAAGAGAAGTATCAACAAGGTATATAGAGTATACTGTAAATGTTGCAATTAAACCAACTAAAAAGATAACCATGCCTAGAATACTACCTGATATCTTGTCATATTTCTCAGTATTTCCAAATAATGAATATAAACTTGCGAGCATTATATAAAAAGAATATAAAAAAATATTATTATAAATATATTATGAGTAAAGTAATTTCATATACAGTTGAAGAAATTCTTTTATATAGAAATGTAAATGTTAATATTTTAACCGAGGAGTTATCGAATATGTTTGATACTATTAATAATTCATTTTTACAATCTACACAATATCTTGAAAATAGAAAAAAGATAAACTATAATCATGTAAATAGTAATAAATGGAAAAAAATAAATAGTAATATCAATACTAAATTATTAAGTTTACTAAATAAAATAACTGATGAAACTTTCTCAAATATACTTGAAAAAGTGTTAAATAGTAATATTACCAATCATTCACAATTAGATAAATTATCAGATGATTTAATCTATAAAATATTAGTAGATAATAGTAATAATAAGTTATTTTGTTCAATGATAAAACAAATTATTGATTCTGGATTATGGTATTTTAAAGATGATGAAAAAGAATATATAAACTTTCGTATATTCTTTATACAAAAATTAGAAAATGAATTTAATGATAATATGAATAAGATTGATTTATTAAAAGAAAAATACTTTTCAGACGAAGATGAATATTTTAGCATAAAGACCAGATTTAATTCTCTAATTAATACTATAATTAATTTACATACATCAAATATATTATCAGATGGAGTTATGGACTATGTTGTTGATTCACTAAAGGCAAAATATTCAGAGAAAACACAAGATGTAATTGAATATTTATGTAAAATAAATGAAGTACATAATTACGAAGATGTTGAATTATTTCTAAAAGGACTTAAAGATGAGAATATATCTGCAAGATATAAATTTATGATTGAAGATTTAGGTAATAAACCAGTTAAAAAGGTTGAAGAAGTTGATATTATTGGTCAATATAAAAAATTCTTAACAGATACAAATTTAGATTCACTAAAAAAACATTTAGGTGGTAAAATCAATTATTTAGATTTATTAAAATATGTATTTGATAAATTAGTATCAGTAAATTTAAATGAAATTGAAAAGTATTTAACTTTAATAAAGAAGATAAAAGAAAGAATGAATAAGACTGAATACAGTGAGTTCATTGAAGAAAATCTAGAAGATGTTATTAGTGAATTACCAATACTAGCAAAATATAAAGATAAGATTGTTGCCTAAGACGAGTTCAATCTTTCGACTCCAAATGAAATTTAATTGATCTATTAAGTCGAAGTAGATCTGCATAAAGTCCCTTGTCTAGTTCATCGTCTAATGATGAAAATTTTGATAACCCAAAATCAAATAATATAAAATTATTTGTTTCTGAATTAAATCCGATGTTATCTATACTAACATCACAGTGAATCCATCCATTAGTTCTTAAATATGTCAAAGCTTTGTTAACATGAGATTCTATAACTGAACTAGTAGTTGTTAATGATTGTTTGAATGTAGTTACATCTTCAACCTTTGAGATAACAACATAAATACCGAATGACTCTAGTACAATAGTGCGATAAATATGTTCTAGATAGGGACACTCATTTTTAATCAGAAGATTATGATATAACTTATCATGTCCTGCGTGTACGATTGTTGATAATTTGTATATCTTGATTGCAATTGTCTTAAAGACAAGTACAACTGCAACATCATTTTTAAAATGCTGCATTGTTTCTGGATCATTTTGATTCTCAAGAAGAATAGAGTTAATTAATTTATTGATTTGTTGAAACTTATAAATTATAAACTCAATTGAATCAAAGTCATCATAAATTTGACGATACAATACTTCAATTGGTTCGCTCATTTCAGGATGGCCCTCATCAATTAGAAGTTTAGTCTTTAGAAAAGACTCAAAGATATTAGAAGGGACAAAATTAATATATGATGTCATTCTTAGTATATATCAATATAATTTCTATTATATTAATTCAAAATAGATTATAATATTCAATTTTTTATATAAATAAAATTGATAAATATAAAACTTACTTAAATAAACAAACATAATATAACTAAAATAACTTGATAATGAATAAAAGTGATTTACCTTGGATTGAAAAATATCGACCAACTAAAATAGCTGATATATTATTTGATGATATTTTAAGAGATAAATTTAATAAAATAATGGAAACTAAAATTTATCCAAATTTAATTTTAATGGGTAATCCTGGTGTAGGTAAGACAAGTACATTATTAGCTTTTGCAAAACAAGTTACAGGTAAATATTATAATGAAGCAGTTCTTGAATTAAATGCATCAGATAATCGTGGACTAGACATTGTTGATAAAATGATTATTCATTTTTGTAAAAAAATTGTTACTGATTCAGATGGTAATCCAATTAAAAAGTTTATTATATTTGATGAAGCAGATAATATAACACCTAAAGCTCAATACGTAATGAGTGATTTGATTGATCAATATAATAAAACAACTATATTTACATTTACATGTAATGATTCTACACAAATTATAGAATCAATTCAAAGTAAATCATTAATAATTAAATTTAATAAAGTAAATGAAAAGAATATGAAAATTAGACTAAAAGAAATTTGTAAACTAGAAAAAATTAATATTAGTGATACTATTCTAGATGAGATTATATTAAATTCTGAAGGAGATATGAGATCTTCATTAATTAATTTAGAAGTAATTAATAAGGGACTAAAAGAAGAAGATAAGAAAAATTTTAGATCTTTAATGACAAATAAAATAGAGAAAAATCTATTAGATGAACTATTAATTGCATTAATTGCTGGAGATTTTTTAGAATGTGTAAAATATTATAAAGATATTAAAAAAAATGGATATTCAAATATTGATATTATATTTAATTTAATAAATCATGTAAAAATTGTAGGTATCGAAGAAGATATTCGTATAAAGTTAATGACACGATTAAGTAAAACATTTGTTATACTAAATGATAAGAGTGAATCTGATGTCCAGATGTATGGACTGTTTAGTTATTTTTAAGGTTATTTTTTAAATTTAAATATTTCATCTTATATTTTAAATATTTTATTTTATATTTTAAATATTTTCTACCACCTTCTAATACAGCCGGTAGTTCAGTTCTATCGTATGCATATTGTTCACGTTCAGCGGCTCCAGTTTTTATAACTAATTCAAAATGTCCATGCATTCCACATATCATTATATATGGATGACCAGGATAATCTGGATATGTAGTTAAATCGGGAACCATTCTCATTCCACTCGTAATTTCAAAAATTAATGTACCATATTCTAATGCTTTTAATAATCTTTTTCCAATTTCAACGTTAATAGCATTAATTGTCCATGCATTATTATGAATTTCATCTCTAGCACTCTCGGGTACTTTCAATATGTTTTCAATTCCATAATTTAAATCTGCAAGTTCATAAGGTGTAAATATAGCGGAATGATTTATTTCTAACCACTTTCTAAAAGTATTTCCACAATTTTCTTTATCAATATCAGATAATCGTCTATAATGTGGTGATAATGCCATTAGTATAACATTAAGTAAACACGATCCTCCTCCAATTGTTCGAACTCTTCTATATTCTCCATATGTAGCATATTCTTCAGGTAGTGGTAAGAGTTGAAGTCCACCTTCTTTTTGTTCTAAACTGTCTATAGCTATATATCGTTGAACCCAAATATCAATTGATTCAAGAGTTGGTTGAATTGCACGGGCATCACTTTGCCATTTCAGAAAAATAATTCGAGGATCAGATGTTGTTCTAAATAGATTTGATGTTTTATGAGATAGTGGTGCTGCTGATGCGGCTGATGCTGATGCTGATGCGGCTGATGCGACTGATGCTGATACAGCTGATGCTTTTACTACTTTTGGTTCCTGTGTTTTTTGTTGTGGTGCAGGTGCTGATGGAATTACAATACCTAATTCTTTACGTAATGCATCTGCCATTTGTTGTCTTCTTTTAGTTGCCTCATCTGCACGTAAACCTAATTTTGCAACATCATCTTTAATTTTTTTAATTTGACCTGGATTTAATCCATCTTGCCATCCTCCTCCAACTTGATCGATAAAATTATAAAATATTTGAGACATATAATATATAAATAAATTAAATTTAATTTATTTAATATTCTTGATGATATGCTTTTCTTTGGCAGCTTAAGGCGATCCCTTCTTGGATGTTTTCTTTTTAGGAGAAGCTTTTGATGATTTCTTAGAGCTTTTTTTCTTAGGTGTTTTCTTTTTAGGAGATGCTTTTGGTGATTTCTTAGAGCTTTTTTTCTTAGGTGTTTTCTTTTTAGGAGATGCTTTTGGTGATTTCTTAGAGCTTTTTTTCTTAGGTGTTTTCTTTTTAGGAGA